ATTCTTTAAGGTAGTCAAATGCTATCCTTTTCGCTTGAGTGTAAGTTGGAGCAATATAAGCAAACCTTGCATTAGGTTTATCACAGTTTAATGCTGAATGTATTAACTGGTTAATAGCTGAAACGGTCTTACCCATCCTTCTGTGCGCAACTACCACGTTAAACCTATAATCATCTACAGCTTCATGTATCTTTAACTGAGGATCTCTAGGTCTATAACCTAAGTCTAATTCAGGTTCTTCTTCTACTTCAAGTTCAAGCTCTAGATTATCTATCATCTTTTTTAGGGATACCAGTAATAATCTTTAATTGCATTGGAGCTTCTGAATCACCTGTAATTTCAGTGCTTTGTAAATCAGGTAAAGACTTTTTAAGTAATATCTCAATAGCCTTTAATTGACTAGGTTTTAATTCAGTTACTTCTTCACTAAGTGCATGATTTTGCAGACGGTTTATTAACTGACTTGTCTGTATCTTTTCCCTAGTTTTTAGTGTTTGTGTTAAGTTTTTTCTTGTTGCCATTTGTAACTCCATTATGGGTCATTACTTGTTTAAGTTGTTCCATTCGTTCTAATCTTGCTTCTCTACTCATATATAACCATTGGGCTAAATCTTCGTAGTCTCTACCACATGATATACAATTATTGTCCTTCATGCGACATACCCCATTACAAGGTGAATCGTCTAACATTTCCATCGTTTTCTTGCTGCTTTACCTCTTTCACCTGTCCAGCCTGCAGATCTAGCACAAAATGACTTACGTCTCTTTGCGTCCTTAGATCCTGGCTTAACCTTACCAGTAACTGCTGTCTTTAGTTTGCTACCTGGATTTTTCTTTTTATACGCAGCAACACCTTTTTTGGTCATGCCTGCGCCTTGCTTAACTGTTCTAAAGTTACCTGACTTTTTAGATTTACTAATCGCCATAACAATCACTTACGTCTTTTAGTAGTTCGCTTAGGCTTTTTTGCTGTTTTTGCTGAGTCTTTGAATGCTTTTGCTGTTGGAGCTCCTTTGGATCCTGGTTTTCGCATGGTTTCACCTGATCCTGCTTTAATTCGCTTTCTTTTAGCATGTATGTTTGCATATAGACCCTTTGGCATAATTATTTACCCTTTTTTCCGTAACCTTTTTTACCCTTTGACTTGCATTTTCTTGGCATGATATTTCCTTTAAATAAAAAAAAAGACCGGTGGAGAGAGAGGAGACCGGCCTTTTTTATGGAGGATTTGTATAGTAGAATTTAAACGCAACTCTACTCACTTGGTAATTATATCAGGAACGATATTTTATGTAAATAGCTAAGCATTAATTTTTTGTCCAGCAATAGTAAGTAAATTATCCATTGCTATCTCTAATTTAAGCTCATAAAAATTAGGTTTTGGACCACTGTTTAAAAATCTATAATAAATAGCATCCCTTTGTGGTTTTTCAAGATCAGATATAATTGAATCTAATACTCTTACATTATCGTCTTCTGATGATTGATACATCTCTTCAAATGCATCTTCAGCGCTACCTCCTGATGATATTAATATCGATTTGTTAGGATAACCTAGTCGATGGTTATCTGTACGCATCCATAAACGCCATTTATCAAGCAAATCTAATAATCGCTGCATTGTCATATTAAGTCTCCCAATGATGACTACTGTAATATGTATCGCCATAGTAAACATGGCCATGACTAGTACCTGAACCTTTTGATGTACCTTCATCAACCTTAAATCTTTTGCGGCCTTTTATTTTAAATGCTTTTTCTACATCTTCAGGCGATGGGTGAAATAATTTAGATAATAAACATTCTTGATAAATTTTATATAAGAAATGATCGCCTTTCTTTTTACCTGTATTTTCAACTATAAAGTTTTCACGTAAAAACTTAAATAAGTTTCTTGTTACAGCGAGATCCATTTGTAACTCTTTTGAAACTTGTTCTACAGTCATTGGTGTTTCTTGTAACAAATCAAGTACCATTGTTATTACTTGGTAACGTTTAAACTTAGTATCACCTACAAGGTAATCACTTCTTAATGCATTAGGGTGTTGCTCCTCTAAGACAAGTCTTCTTTTTTTACTTTCCATCTATTTTTCTCCTTATAAAATCCCCATAATTCAATACGTATTCCAGCTTCACGCACTTTGCCTACATTATCATGTTCTGCAATTTTTGTACGCCTAGAACTCATATTTTCTTTAGTTGTAACTTGAATACCAAGAACCTCATCACGTCGTATTGCTAACCAGTCTAAAAAACCAAATAAGTCGTTTTTATGTCGACTAAAAGCATTATATTTTTCGACTAGTTCACAAAGATACCCGTCTTCCTCAAGTCTTTTTCTTGTCTGTTGATTTAAGTTTACTGGCTTCTTTTTCTTTTTGTTTTCTGGCAAAACTAGTATTCTCCCAAAATGGATTTGATTCAACTAACTTAGAATTCTCATTCCTGCGACTAGATCCCTTTCCCATAGTTTATCTCCCTTTTGACAAAGTTTTCTGGTAAAAATAAATAATCTTCATGCATACATTTTGTATATGGCGCATCAGCATAATACTCTTGCACGTAATTATTAGCATGAGCACATGACTCAAAGTTGCCGATATACTTAGGTTCTTCCATTGTTAGATAAACAATTAAACAAAACTCATACATTACAACCTCGCTTTCAACCACTTTAATAATTCTGCTTCTGTTCCAAATCGCTCTTCAAACGCTTTCTTCCCCGCATGAAACGCAACACCATAACCTCCATGTTGATGGTGCATAGGGCAAAGTGGCAAGCAATTCTCTGTAGAGTTACGTTGCCCGATCCCCATACCTTCTCGTATATGGTGAATAGATGGTTGTGTGTAAACACCAATATCTTTCTTACAAACCACACATCCAAATTCAACCAGTTTTTCAAAATATTCCTTTTCTTTTTTAGTTGCCATCATATTCCTCAATTGAAGGTAATACGCATCCATATTTTTTAGCAAAAGCTTTTACATGATCGATATACTCATTAAACTCTTTTGTATTTAAAGTAGATGTTCGTTGTATAGTAATTATCTTTTCGCCCATAACTTCTTTTTCAGAACGAAGGTAACGATATGTCATTAACTCATGTGTTTCTTCAGGATCGTAGCCTAAGTAATTACCAAGTATTTTATAAATATGCCAAAGATACTTGTTCTGTGCCACAGACCTTGTATGCTTACCTTCTTTAATTTCTATGCGCCACATTTTAGAATAATCCAGGTTATGTAACTTTTCTATTAAACTATTTAGATTGTATTTTGTTAGACTGTATCTCATAGTCTTCCCAACCTTTCGATTTATAAACTATACCATCTTTTGATGTAGCTTTGTAAACTGCATCTGGAAAATGTTCTTTAATTTTTTTAATAAATTCATTAACGGTCATACAGGTCTCTCCCTATAGCTAAGTGATTTTTCTTCAAACCAAAGGCCAAATGTACCTTCAAAAGTGTGGTTACGCTGCTTTTGAACTGTAAGATAAGCTGTTGGTTCATCTTCCCTTTCAGGCGGACAATTACCTGCAAACTTAAGATCTTCGATCTCACGATTTCTAAAGCAAAGCAAAATATTATCAGCCAAGTTTCTAATGTGGCTACTACCTAAAATATTTGTAGCATCAGGCCTTTGATACTCATCTGCCATTTTTCGCGTATGACATACTAAAAATACATGTATATCAAGATCACGACAATGTGCTGCAAGGTTATCAGTAAACTTCTTCTGCTCCTCATAGTTTTCTTCAGATATGTTTCCGACCTTCATTAAACTGTCAACAATAAAAACCTCTATTCCAAGTATATGTTTTCCGTATTGAAGCACTGCAAAAATATCTTGGCTGCTAGTAACTCCTTGCTGATCGTATATATAAAGCTTTTCATTAAATTCTTCACAAAACTCTCTAACATATTTTTCAGTAGGGTATTGGCTGCCTAGCTTCTGGGTCAGCATACGATGTAAACTTAAAACAGGTTTCATCTCAAGGCTAGCGATAAGTACTTTAGTGTAGTTCATCAAATATAAACATATTTGTGAAAGCATCATACTTTTACCATGTCCTGAAACGCCAGTCATTATTGTTAACTCGCCTTTACGGACAGAAAAATGGGTATCTGTCTTAGCCCAAGGTAATGAGTAGCCAGAATCTTTTTCCTCTCTATAATAACGAGTTAATTGGTCGTAGTAACCTTCTGTTGTTTTAATTTTGTAGTCAGCAGGTACAATATTACCTGTTTCTTCATCAACCTGTTCTTTAGTAATAACTAACCTGTTCAATATTTGTTCAGTAGTCATCTCGTTCATAAAACTCTCCCTCTTATTTTTGGCGTTACATTGCCATCATCATCTTCCCACCTACGTTGATTAATAATGACTTCAGGTGATGGATTATAACCTTCTTTCCATTCCTGCGTTGTGCACATTTGCTTATACCAATTAATTATAGTATCAGCAATTTCATCAAGGTCATTTTTTTCCCACTTCTTTTTACAACCAACCTTGTTATTTTTACGTTTCTTTAATAACACATCCCAAAACTCTTGAAAACGTATATCTCTTTTCTTCTCTTCTCTACTCTTCTCTAGGGCAACATTTTGGTTACAAGTTGTTACCAAGTTGTCATCGAGTTGTATCCAATGAGATAAGTTATTGATTTCATTAGTTATGTAGTTTGTTTCCTTACGTAATCTAAATGCTACTTTTTCGATGCTTGGCAGTCTGCCATTATCCTCAGAAGCTAATAATAAAAGTTCAATTAATGTTGCTTTTGAGTCAGATGTTAAGTTATGCCATTCATAATCCTCAAGTATCCTTCGATACAATTTTATCCAAATTACATCTCTATCTTTCATTTTAGGTTGATACCTTTCCCAATTTCTTATTTTCAAAATAAACACTCCCCGCATTTTCGTAAAGCAAATTGGTAAGCACTCTCTCGCTTTACATTAAGTTTTTCTACAACGCAGCCAGGTTTGTTTTCTATAAACCACTTAGCCTCTCTGAGACTATAAAACTTTCTAGCCACATCTCCAAATTCGTCTATTACTTGATGACTAAATTGAATCTTCATAATGACGATCGATCATTGCTTTTACCCACTTTGATCCTCCTAAATACCTAAGCATACTACGATACTCAAGTGGTAATGTTATCTTAATCCCAATAGTCTTTATAGGACTTTTAGGACGACCAGCGCCTTTACGTCTTCCACCTCTAGGCATGTGTTTTCCTTTCATAAAATATTTAACACAAGAGCATCCTAACATCTATTTGAAAAAAAGTGTATACATTTCTTAAAATATATGTATAATTTTAATTGTGAACAACATAACGGAGAAGAGAAATGATTGACTTAATAAACAAACTTACTAACAAACTCGAAAGTGATTACAGCGGTTTTGAAGTACGAGAAGGTAGAAAGTATATCAAAATTGTTTCATTTGTTAAAGAAAAATATTCAGCTGTAGGTCAACACAGCGTACATGCTTTTGTAGATAAAAAAACAGGCGATATATATAAACCTGCATCATGGGACGCTCCTGCAAAAGGTGTAAGATTTAACATTTTTAACGACATTGATTTACTGCTTGAAAAAGCAGATCCATACGGTGGTTACTTATACAAGTAATCACCATTTTTTTTAATAAGGAGAAAAATATGTTAACAGCACAACAAATAGTAAATAAAATTTGTGAGGACAGAAATAAAGAAACTGTAAAGGCAATGCGTAGATTATCTAAACTACTTAATAAAGATAATCCTTACGGGTTAAGTTTACAAATATTAATTCAATACGCTTTAATTAAATAAGGAGAAATATATGAGTAATAATTACGATGACATCTGTAAGTTTCATGAGAAGTTTGGTTTAATGAATGACGGTAAACCTAAAATTCTTGATGAGCACGCTACACAGTTTAGAACAAAGTTTATGTATGAAGAGTTAGAAGAGTTTATTGAGTCATATAATAAACAAGACTTAGCTGGTATGGCTGATGCACTTATTGACTTAACATACGTAGCAATGGGTACAGCTTATATGATGGGTTTACCATGGCAAGACTTGTGGAATGAAGTACAACGTGCTAATATGAGTAAAGTAAGAGCTACAGATGCTTCACAGTCTAAACGTGGTTCGTCATTAGATGTAGTAAAACCTGAAGGTTGGAAAGCACCAGACATTGAAGGTGTTTTGAATAAATACAAATAAGGAGAATATTATGGAGAGACCATCAATTCAAGTGTTATTAGAAGCTGCTGAGTTACAACGTAAAAAAGCAGAAGACTATAATAATAAAGCATCACGTGTTAAACAAGCAGACTATTATCCTCGCGGCGTAATGTCTATATTAGATATTATCAATGCAAAAGTACTACGCATGTACTCCGTACTTGAAGCAATGGAAAATGGTGCTAAACCTAACTTTGAGTCTGTTGAAGACTCTGGCCTTGATCTTATTAACTATGCATCATTTTTAGTTACATATATGAGGTTTGAGTTAGAAGGCCAAGACCTTAACCGTGATATTTTTAACAGGGGGCTTAGTAATGAAGATAAATAATGTTTTAACAATAAGAAGTAAATTTGAATATTTGCTTCGTGTCGAGGAGTACGTAATTGATAAAACAGGTAAAAAAACTCTTGAAATTATTAACGCTTCATTTATTGCCGATCAACCTAGCATTTTTGGTGTTGTCAATGAAGATTACATCGAACGTGAGCTTAATTGGTATAACTCTACATCTCTAAATGTATATGACATTGAAGGTAAGGTTCCAGCTATTTGGCAACAAGTAGCTGATGCCAATGGTTTTATTAACTCTAATTATGGTTGGTGTATTTACTCAAAAGATAACCATGAGCAGTACTTAAAAGTTAAGCGTGAATTAAAACGTAACCCTGATTCGCGTCGTGCAACAATGATCTATACAAGGCCGACAATGCATGAAGACTATAATAAGCATGGCATGTCTGACTTTATGTGCACTAACACTGTTCAATATTTAATTAGAGATGATAGACTTAATGCTCTAGTTTATATGAGATCTAACGATGCTGTATATGGTTATAAAAATGACTATGCATGGCAAAAACATGTCTT